TTTGGACGTATTATCTAAAACTAAACACTCGAAATTTTCTGTACACGAATCCATTACTTTGTTAAACATTTCGAAACTTGGAAAAATACCGAAAAACGATTTGTATAATTTTTCACGATTTTGAATAATGTTTTCTCTGAGTATGAATACATAGTCTACATTTGCCCTGAGTGCTGGCGGTAAATCCATACAGTATTGCATCGTGAGCATGAAAAATATTTTCCAGTGTCGTCCATTCATGAAACATTGGCGAATGCACGTATCTTTCATAAACTTAGAATCATACATACAATCGTCTAAAAGAAGAAACGCACCACAATTTGTTTTTCCTGCACCGACAAGCTTTTTTTGTCGATCCATGACACGTTCTATAGCTTCCTTATCGTAGTCTCCATATATGAAAAGGTCGGGTACGTACTGTTGATAATAATGATTACCTTCTTCTGTTGCAGATAAAACTATTCCCGCTGGTAAATGTTTTTTGTGGTATAGAATATCCGTAACGAGTGTTGATTTACCCGTGTTACGTTTTCCGATAAACACACAGACTTTATCGTCGGCCATATTTTCGGGTTTGAATTTTCTCAACTGAAGATTCATCTATAATATCGCACCGTTTTATTTCATAAAATTTTACTCACATAGAGTAAGAATGGCTGGTCGTTTAAACCTTGCTGTAACAGGTATCCAGGACCAATGGCTTACGGGTGAACCTGAATTTTCGTATTTCCTGATAAATTTTAAAAGGCATACTAAGTTTTCTATAGAAGCCGTTGAAGTACCTTTCGACGGCGACTCTAATTTCGACGCAATTATAGAATGTAACATACCTAGAAACAAAGGCGATCTCGTGAGAAGCATGATGCTTAAATTCACTTTACCAAAACCAACGGGTACGGCGACACCTGGTTACGATATAAGGTATATGAAATCTATAGGTTCTCAAATCATAGAGTACGCAGATCTTTGTATAGGTGGTCAAACTATAGAACGTCTAACTGGTGATTACATATACATGTACGATCAAATACATAGTAACAAAGATGATATAGATCAAACGCTTTATTTTCTCACTGGACACGATAATTATATATCTGTTTCTTACGACTGGGATTATAATGTCTTTTTGCCTTTTTATTTCTTCAGACACCCGAGTTTGGCGATACCTGTATGTGCACTTACGAAACAGCGTGTTCATGTCAAAATAAAGTTCAAAAAACTCGAAGACGTTGCCATACAATATAATTCGAGTACGGATATTATAGACCCACCTTCCGACGTATCATCTTCGATTAAGAAAGTTTCTTTAGTGACCGATTACTTCTTCGTTACGGAAGACGAGAGAAATTTTTTAATATCAAGACCGATAGAATATGTCATAACACAACTCCAAATGTCACAGTTTAGGTTCAAGGCGAGCGAAACTAAAAAATCTGGTATGCTTAATTTTAAACACCCCGTAAAGGAAATGTTCTTCTTAGCTGTGAGTGATGATGTTCATAAAATCACTCCTATAAAACATGTTTCTATGAAATTTAACAATAACGAGATAATAGATGCTGATAATTTGATGCTGAGTTACGAACAACCGTTAAAGTATTACACGGGTGTTACCGATAACAATTTCGGTGTGTACAGTTTTTCATTAAACCCAGAAACATATTATCCTACAGGTCAAGTTAACATGAGTAGAATAGCGCATAATTTAATAGAAGTTGAGATAGACCCACCAAACTCTAATTATGCACACAAAGTATACGTTTACGCTGTAAATTATAACGTTTTACGTATAAATGGGGGTCTTGGTGGTTTAAAATTTTAGTGAGTTATAATAGTAATGGCTGGCCGTGTTCAGTTAGAAACAGTTGGACCACAGGACGCCTTTTTCACTGATGATCCAGAATATACTTATTTTATTAAGAATTTCAAAAAACATTCAAATTTTGCACCATTTTATGTTGATTTAGACGTGACTGGTGAGGTTGAATTTGGTAGTATAATAAAGTGTACGGTTCCGCAGAATCAAGGTGACCTTCTTAAAACTGTAAGTTTAAAGGTTGAGTTAAGTGCTATAGACCAGAGTTTAATAAGCTCTTTACACACGAACACGACGGGTATAGGATACAATGAATCTATAGGTCACGCCATGATTGAATATGCCGAACTTATAATTGGTGGTGAAATCATTCAACGTATACCGAGCGATTTTTTCTCTATTTATTCGGAAAACTACGTTACGCAAACGAAACAACATAATTTAGAAAAACTCGTGGGTAAACCACCTTTAGAGTTTTCCGGTACACCGGTAATAAAAAAGGTTATAGGTCACTACGACGGTAACGCTCTTACCGATAAGAAATATTTTATAGATATACCCTTCTATTTTTATAATAGTCCCGAACTTGCCATACCCGTTTATGCTATAAAACAACAAGAAATAGAAGTATCTATAAAGTTTAGAAACGTTGAAGACTGTATTCATTCCATTAGGTCGGATATACCTTATAATAACTACGTCATGTATACCGGTCTTAAACCGAAAAAATTGATAAAGAGTGCTAAGATAACACTGGAAATGGTTTCGTTAACAAATCATGAAAAAGAAGAAAACTTACAAAAGGATTATATAATAACACAAATTCAAGAAAATGTTTTTAATATAAATAAAAATACGAATAACGATCCAGTCAGTCATGTGTTTGATTTAAAATTTGTAAACCCCGTAAAAGAACTTTTCTTTTTAATACAGGGTAAAAGAAAAACCGTAAATGAGTTTTTTACCACGTCGTTTGATTACGATAACTCTTCTAGAGATTTAAACAGTGAATACATAACGTACGAACAATTGAAAAGTATGGAACTTAAACTTGACGATTCTGAAATTTTAAACGAAAAAACGGGTAGTATAATAAACTTACGAGCGGTTCAAAGTGGTATACACCACACAAGAACGCAATTGTTCAGGAGGTACTATTCGTATAGTTTTGCACTTGAACCTGAAAGGTGGTACCCCACGGGACAGAGAAACTTTAGCTTAATAAAAAATCAAACACTTAAAGTAAATTTAAATAGTGAACAGGAAACTGATAGAGAACTTAGAGTTTTGGCGCATAGTTATAATATACTCCGTGTTGAAAACGGTATTGCTAAAACACTGTTTAACGTATAATATAATGAATCAACAAGAAAAAGACGCAGAACAGACAATCGCAGAAAATGTTCAAAATACAGTTTTTGATATTATGTTACCGGTCATAGAAAAGTCCGTGATACTTGCGGGTGAATATGCCAAGGCGTGTGGAAGAGACATAATTTTACCAGAAGATATGGAATATACAATGAAGTATTGTGTTATGAATGAAGTAGGTAAAGATGTAGGTTCCATGTTCCCAGAAATTTACGACGATGAAAGTGAAGAGGAAGGTGAAGACGACGTTTTTGAAGATGATACAGACGTTTCTTTTACTAGGTATTCAGGAAGAGAATATAAATTCGTAAAGGTAAACATGGCGTACGATAATTGGGATACGTGGCAACCTAGAAACCCGTCAGAACAACTTTTAAAAAATGCTATAGATAGTAATGAGTACTCAGGTACCGAATGGATGGACGACGAGTCGTGAATACTTTAAACTATCTGATAAAGATAGTGAAGATTCAGACTCAGACGAAAGTTTAACAGGAACCGAAACTGAATCTGAATTTGAATATGGATCAGAATCGGGTAGTGAAGAAAATACTAAAATGTTAAAGGGGTACCTTAAAAACACTAAAAGGTATAAAAAAATTTTATTCGAGGACGATTTGTTCCCAGAATAAAATCTAATGATATAGTATAAAAAATGTCTGCAGCTTCTGAAACTGTTATGCTCGTCACTCGTGAACTCGAAGCACAATCTCTTAATGCCATTGTCGCTGGTTTTTCTTTTGCGGCCGCGCTTTCGTGGATGGATTTGGTTAGATGGACGGTTAATAAGTTTATCAAGGTTAACAAGAATGGTGGTATGAACTACGCTCTTACCGCCTTGTTGACGACTTTGATGTCCGTTCTCATTTACTTGATCGTTTCCCGTGTATCTTCTCGTGTGAGAAAGCCAGAACAACCAACCTTCGCGGTTACTCGATAAGTTTCCTTTTTTTGGTAACTAACAATAAAAAGAGTCCAGTAGCGACTATAGCAAATATAGAAATAAATGCATCCCATCTACGCGGATCCTCTAAATCGGGGATACTCATAGGTGGTGGAAGAGATGTATCTCTTTTCACGTTAGACAAGTTTTCAAGTTTATCAGTAGAACAAGATACAGCAAGTTTTATGATATGGTTTGCGTTTCTGAAATCGTATGGTATTAATCGGTTATTACTACTATAATAAAATTGAACTCTCAATCGGGATATAGTTTTTTGGGATCCCGAATCAAAATTGTGTTCTACGGCGTCATCTACACCCGAATAGTTTATGACATCGCCACAGAGCAGTATACGACCAGTATAAAAAGGTGTTTGTGAAAATATCGTTTTATTAAATTCATCAGAACCGCTACTTAGTTTAACGACTATAGCATCAGCACCTTGTAAATTTATACTTCCGGTTTCTAACGTGTTCGATGTAGACGAAGTATCCGAAGCTGGTAGACCTAATATATCGTGAGGTGTTGTGTATCCATGAACGGATGAGTTATACCCATTCGTACCACTATAAAATAGAAACGTAAAATCACTCGAACCTGTAAACGTTATCGCATTGGTATCTTTATTGAAAGTTGCACTTGTTATCACAGTAGATTGAGAAACAATAGCATCTGCTAACGACTGACCACCATAGTTACCAACTGGTATTGTTATGGTTTGTGTAGTACCACCATTTGTAAGTATATCAAACGTATTGTTTCTCGAGTGTATAAGGTACTGACTATTATGTATACGTGCTGATATAAGTGAAATTTTACTAACATCGTATATTGGATTTTTTAAGTAAACGACATAGTCACCTGGATTAGGATACAAGACCGGATCTCTTTCACTACTATCTATGTCTAAGGTGTGTACCTTCATTAAAATATATGAACAATATTTTAATGAGTGCGTGTCACGAAATAGTATTTATTTAACAGAGACTATGTGCTAATGGATTATTCATGAGTTGTCTCTTTGCAGTTTCTAAACTATGGTTTGTTGCATTGGGGTTCATATTACCTTTATATGCGTTATTTTCTTGGTAATCATTCGTTCTATATTGTTGTGTCCAAGCTCCATTTGCTGCGTTAATTCTACCATCGATTCTCGTCGTGTCGGAACGAACACTCGTTAACATACCACCTTGGTTGAGTGCGTCTGCTCTTACATTCATTCTACCGGGGCCACCTGCTCTACCCGTCTTACCTCTTCTATCGTCTGGTCTGAAACCATATTTCATGAGTTCTTCTACCGCGTATTGTGTACCAAACGTTCTCTTTTCTCCTATCTTACTTGCTGGTGCATTTACGTAACCACCCATAAAGTTGCTAATACCCGGAGCGGGTTGATTCGCGTATTGGTATTGTTCCATATTACCATCCTTCTTGTTTCTCGTTGGTTCTTGAGCACGTGTAAGTGAGGAAACGGTTCTTTTTGCACTCGCATACGATAAGCCATCTGCTCTTAATCCAGTTTCTGACCTGTTTGTAGTTCTCTTTGTTTTTTCGTGTTCGCCTCTTGGTGTTCTACCGGACATGCCTTGTGCTCTACCCGCAACTGGTGGTAAACGACCATACAGAAACGCTGTTTTCTCTGGTCTGTTATGAGCGACTTCTCCTTCTATACCACGTCTACCACCTTTAGAATCGTAAGCTGGACCGCTTCGTCCTGGTAAAGTAGTGAGACGGTATGCGCCAACATTCTCTGGGTTAACTCTGAAAAGTTGCTGGTAACCACCGACGGATGGTACGTCCGGAGAAACACCTAAACCTGGACCTACGTTTTGTCTTTCTATGGGTGAAAGGTTGTTCATTATACCTCCGTCATACATGAATCTATCTCTCATCGACAAAACCTCGTTACCTGAAGATCTTTGTTGTGGTGCCACTTCTCCGAACGAAGTCATCTCTTGTTTTGAAGAATACGTTGGTTCAACGAGTGGGGAAGTTTGTCCTAAATATTCGTCTTTTATAACTACGTCTCTAGCCATGGGTGATTCATCTTCTAACGGTTTTCCTTCGACCCTGTAATTTTCTGGTTTTTGTTCTTCTGGTTTACTTAATTTACGACCGGCGTAAACAAGACCCGCTATAGCTAATATTGAGATGGGATCAGCCATTCTTATTTCTTATCAACATTTTTATCCATGTATCTTTTTTGAAACAAACCGTTTTGGAGTTCGGCGCGTGTGCTCGATGGTTCATAAGTCATGGTTCTGAGGGGAACTTTACACGATACATTTTGTAGCGGGTGGAAGTTTCTTTCGTACGTCTTGGCTAATATTTTGTTAAATTGAGAAGTTGATTGTGGTCTAAGAGCATCGCTAGTTTCTATAAATTCTGCTGGTGAACCTTTACCTGCCATGTATGGAGCTGTACCATAGAGCATGGTGTTTGGTCTAGACGAACCGTAGTTGAGAGTACTGGGCTGAGGATACACGAATACTTCTTCAGTGGCACATACACTTGGAATAGCTTTATCTTGAACAATTTTTAATCCTGGTTGGAGTTGATACGCCATTTACTATTACGTAAGATTTTGTTTAAGCAAATCGAGTACCTACTTTTCTTTTAAGACATCTAAAATATAAAATTGATATTACACTGATCTACTGGCTGTTATTCTCGCATCACCGTTCGGTGCTAAACCCGCGAAAGCTTCGAGTTGTACACCTCTTGCGTTTGGATCACACAAACGTGGATCTTGTCTACACGTATCTTTTCTAGATCCATGTATAAATTCGTAGTGAGAACCGCAATCTGTAGATGTTACTGGCATGGTTATAAATTGTCTAGATAATGCATTTCTTTGGTATTCCGGTAAAGATGATCGCGAACGCGCTGGTCCGTACGAAATACCGTCTGTAACGTAATTGTTACATTTATTTTTTACGGTTGAGTATTCACATGCACTTGGTCTATCTGGTCTGTCTATAAAATCGCTCATTAAATAATTACCCATTGGATTCTCTTTGCTTGGTTGTTGACAACCACCTGTCGTACCTATTTGTTCTTGTTCAGGCCTGGGAATATGGTCTTTAATCATACCTGAACGTTCCATTACATAAAGAACACCTAGAGCAGTTCCTCCTATTATAAACATGCGTACGTCTCTATTAATGAGATAGAGTACACACGTTGCATATATTATGAATCGAGAAGCGGCATTTATACGTTGTTCTGGAGCAAGTGTTTCCGATGGCCAAAATTCTGTTACTTTATCTGATCGAATGAGTTGTTTTGGGTCTTCGAACCAAGAAACCATTTATATATAACGAGTTTATTTTTTGTTGCCTCCCAACATCCCACCAAGCATTCCCTGCATAGTTTTCATGAGAGCATTTTCATCCATACTTGTACCATCTTCACCCATTTTGTCCGCACACTGTTTGGCTACCGTTTCAATCATGGAAAGCGTATCTTCTGGGATAGATTTTATAGTGGTTCCGAGCATGTAAAGTGTTTGTACGTATTGCCAGATTGCGTTTTTTGTATTTTCGGAACACGAAGACCAGTGTTTTTCTAAATTAACATCTTTCATGAAATCTAAATTTTTGGATTCGTTAATAAAAAACGTTTCATCTTTAGAAGAAATTTTATCAGCATACGGTGTTACGCCTGACATGAAACCATCTACAACTAATTTCGGATTAGTGTCTTTCATGAGTTCGAATGCGGAGATGCATTTTTTCAAGCCTTTTTCTTCTGGAAAAGTTTTGTGTAGTTCCATAAGAAATTGACCCATCATTTCATTGAAAGCAGATACGGAAGTCATTTTGTATTCTATATAGTTTTGCTATCTTTAAGCTATAAAATTTTTTAAAACGGTTCTGTTGATATACTTTCTCTCTTACCTAATCCATTACTTATTATAAAAAATACTAAAATTGCTACGAGTGCAGCTGGTTTACTGTACGCACTCAAAGGTAATTTACCTTCATTGTTAAGTTTTGATTTAAAGTGTATATATCCTGCAGTAATGAGACCAGCTATCATGGCGGCCGATGTTGGATCTCTTAAGTAGTCTTCAAACTCCATTTAATATAATTGAGGTTTTTTTCTTTGAGTTTCGGGTGCATCCGGGAATAAGACACTGTCTTCTTTTACTCTTCCTGTGTTTATGGTTTTGAATTCATTATCCACGAAAGAGGACGACGGTTGTTGTTGTGGTGGT